GGGATCCTGCGCACCGTGGAGTTCTCAGGATGAACGTCCCCCTCACGGACATCGTCGAAGCCTGGACCGGCGCGTTGCCGTTCACCTTGAAGGCGGACGGCACGCCCGTCGATCTGACCGGCCTCGTCGTCTCGATCGTGCTGAAGGACGCCGCGGGCACCGTCATTCGAGACACCACCAGCGGGGTCACCGTGACGAACGCGACCGGCGGGCAACTGGACTACGGTCCGTCCAGCAGCGACTTCACCGTGAGCGGGACGCCGTACCGCGTACGGTTTCAGGTGAAGGACGCGCAGCAGAAGATCGTCTATTTTCCGAACGGTGATGAGGGGCTCATCAACGTGAGGCCGCGATGAGCGAGTACGAGCTCGGCGCCCTCGTCGTCGTCACGCCCTCCACCGCGGAGCCGATTACGCGGTCCGAGGTGAAGCTGTGGCTGAAAGTCGAGGAAGACGAGACGGCCGATGACGGACTGATCGATGGTCTCATCACGATGGCGCGCCAGCGCTTCGAAGAACGCCGGCGTCGGTCACTGTTGAAACAGACGTTCGATTACGCGCTCGACGAGACGCCGTGCGCCGAGATTGTGCTGCCGCGATCGCCGCTCATCAGCGTGACGTCGATCAAAGGCTTCTCGTCGACGGATCTGACCGACACGGGCGGCACGGCGATGAGTACCTCCGGCTTTTACGTGGATACCGCGCATGTCCCCGGACGCGTCGTGCCGACCGGGTCGTTCTCGTATCCGTCGGCGACGCGCACGATCAACGCCGTGATCGTCCGCTTCACGGCGGGCTACAGCACGTCGAGCACTGGCGTCCCGGAGGCAGCCAAGGTGGAGTTGAAGCAACTCGTCGCCGGGCTCTACGAGCATCGCGGCGACAGCGCGGCGATGGCCGACGTGCTCGATCGGTTCGACCAGGAGCCGAGCGACTTTGATTTGCCGGACTGGGGCTAGATGCCGTACCAGCGAACACCGACGCCGATTGGGTCGCGCCGCGAGCTCGTGCGGCTGCAGCGGCCGTCGACGTCGGATGACGGCATGGGCGGCCAAGGGCCTGGCGCCTGGACTGACGTCGCGCAGCCGTGGGCCAACGTGACACCGCTCGATGATCGCAGCCGCGAAATGCTCGCGGCGAATCAGATCACGGCGCTGCACGCGTACCACGTCGATATCCGCTATCGGACCGGCGTGCGGCCGACGATGCGGCTGCTGTGGCGCGACAAGACGTTGCAGATTCAGTCGCTCGCGGACGACGACCAGCGCCGGCGCCGATTGATTCTGCTCTGCACGGAGGTCCAGTAAACGATGCCGACGAGACGGTCTTCAGTCGAAGCGGTGTTGACGGCGATCGTCAGCGCGCTGAAGTCGAGCACCGGCGTGACCGGCGTGGCGACGGGCGGCATCTACAACAACGTGCCGCAGAACACGCCGTATCCGTACGTCGTCGTGACCTCGCCGACGGGTCGGCCGTCCGACACGTTGGGCAGCCTGGGGAGTTCGGTGCTCGTGGATCTACGCGCCGTCAGTCAATACGCCGGCGACAAGGAAGCGGCGCAGATCATCGACCAGTGTCAGCGGGCGATCAACTTTCAGAAGCCGGCGGTAAGTGGCCATCGGATCTGTGCGCTGAATCTCGAGAGCGAGGAGCGCTACCAGGAGTTGGTCAACGCGATTCCGACGCGGCACCACGTCGCGACGTTTCGCGTCTGGACGGAGCAGAGCTCGTCATGACGGACGAACAGTTCGTGGCGATCGCCGGCTTGCTGACCGCGATCCGCGATGCGCTCGTGCCGGCGCCCGAGCCGCCGGCGACGGATCCGCCGACGTGTGCGCATCCGGAAGAGGCGCGCGTGTCGTTCGCGACGCTGCGCGATCCGCAGCACTGGCTGTGCCGGTTGTGCCGGCACGAGAACCGCGGCGTGCCCGTGGTGTAAGGATTCACGCGATCGCAGAGGCCCTGAGAGGCCGTTCACTTTTGTTTCGAGGCCCCGTCACGCGCGAAGAGGCCCTAACGCGCAGTGCCGGGGCCTTTTGTTTGTGCCCCGAGGGGAGATCTGACCGATGCCGACTGGAAAACATACCTTCGAACAGGCGCTGATCACGCTGAACGGCGTCGACGTCACGCAGGACGTCAATCAGGCCGAATTGCTGATCGGTCGCCGCAGTCCCGTGGATGTCACGGGCCTCGCCGACTCGTACGAGCAATTCATCGCGCCCAACATCCGGCGTTGGGGCGTGAAGCTCAATTACTTTCAGAACTTCTCCTCGAGCGGCATCTACCAGACGCTCAAGACGATGCTGCAGAGCTCGTCGGGGTCGACCGGGTTCGCGTTCCTGCTGCGCACGTACTCGACGGAGGCGCGGAGTTCCTCGAATCCCGAATGGACCGGCAGCGTCGGAATCGACGGCGACTTCCAGCTCGTCGCCGGCAGCGAAGGCGAGGCCAACAAAGGATCCGTGTCGCTCAAGGGGATGAGCACGCTGACGTTTCTGACCAGCTCGTCGTAACCCGAAGGGCCGGCGGATCGCCGGCCCTCTTGTGAAAGGACCGTATGGCTCTCTCTCGTGAAGCGTTACTCGGCGCCGTCGACGTGCCGACGAAGACCGTCGATATTCCGGAGCTCGGCGACAGCGTCATCGTGCGCGGCATGACCGGGCGCGAACGCACGATCTTCGAAAAGAAGTTCGTCACCGAGCGCCACGGCAAAACGAAGCGCAACTTCGATGCGTACCGGGAGCAGATCTGCATCTTCTGCTGCGTCGAGCCGCGGTTGACCGAGGCGGATCTCGAACGCCTGTCACTCGTCCGCGCCGATGTGATCGACCGCATCGCGACCGAAGCGATGAAGCTGTCCGGCATCACGGAAAAGGACGTTGACGAATTGGGGCAGAGTTCCGCGCCGACGACAGCTTCCTCTTCCACGTCTTCAGTCTCGCCCACGAACTGAAGATGACGGCGGGGCAGCTGCTGCGCGACACCACGTCGATGGAGCTCACGATGTGGTTCGCGTATTTCGAGGCGCGGGAATGGCGGCGGGAACGCGAGGACAAAGAACGCGAGATAGAACGTCGGATTCTCGGGGAGTAATCACGTGGCTGACGCCGGCGTCACGATGACGGGCTTGAAGGACATGCGGGCGGCCGTTCAGCAACTGCCGAAGGCCGTGACGGAACGCCTACGCGCGGTCGCGTGGCGCAAGGCCCGTGACGTGCGTGCCGGCGCCATGGACCGATTGCGTGCGAAGACGCATGGCACAGGCAAAACTGCGAGTTCGATCGTGGTCATCGAGGAAACGGAGCACAAGCGGTTCGTCGTCGCCGTCCGCGGCGATCCATCGCACCCGGCGAACCTGCCGCTCTGGCTCGAGAAGGGCACTGTGACGATGACGGCGCGTCCGTACATGCTGCCGGCACTGGAAGCCGTTTCGGATAGCTATGTCAAAGAGTCCGAGGCGGCCGCCGTTGACGCCGCGCGCGAGGCGTTGACGTAGATGGCAACCATCAACGCGATGATTCGGTGGGCCGACAACACCGACGAGTTGAAGCGCAATCTCGCCGAGGGCCTCGACCAGGTGGAAGCGCTGCGCGCCGGCGCCGACCGCATGGTGAAGTCGCTGGGCGGCGAGAAGCTCCTCCAGTCAGCGAATAACCTCACGGCGGCCGTCGACAAAATCGGCGGCGCCGCGAAGCTCACCGAGGCCGAACAGGCGCGCGTCAACGCCACCCTCACGAAAGCCATCGACAAATACGAGGCGCTCGGGAAAACCGCGCCGCCGGCGATGCTAGCGCTCCAGAAAGCGACCGAGCAGCATCCATCGCTGCTCAATCGCATCACGACTGCCCTCGGCCCGCTCGGCACGGCGATGGCGGCGGCCTTTTCGGTCACCGCTGTCATTGCCGCCGGGAAGAAAGTGATCGACTTCGCCAGTCACCTCACTGACCTCTCACAGAAGACTGGCATCAGCACGACCGGTCTGCAGAAGCTGGACCTCGCGTTCGAGCAAAACGGCATCAGCCTCGATACCGTGACGACGGCGACAACGAAGCTCGCGAAGAATCTCGTCGATGGTGACAAGTCCGCAGTGGGTGCGCTCACAAAGCTCGGCCTGTCAGTTGGCGAGCTGAAACAGATGGCACCGGAAGATCAGTTCGTGAAGGTCGCCGACGCGGTCGGCAGAATTCAGAACCCCACCGAGAAGGCCTACGCGGCGATGGCGATTTTCGGCAAGGGCGGCGCCGAGTTGCTCGCTGGTCTCGATGGTCACCTGAAAGAGACGACCGACAAATTCGAAGCGATGGGTCTGATCATCGACGAGAAGACAATCAAAGCGGCAGACGACTTCGGCGATCAGTTGGGACTGATGGGAAAGCAACTGCTCGGCATCGTCGCAACCGTCGTCGGTCCGCTCCTTCCGGCGCTCAGCGGATTGGGCAGCGTGCTGATGTGGCTCGGGCAGAACGTTATTGGTCCGGTTTTCACGTACTCAATCAAGGCAGCGCTGACCGTCATCGAAATGTTTTGGGCCGGGCTCGCGACGCTGCTCGCACACCTCGCGGACCTGGCGCAGAAGATTCCGATCGTCGGCAGTCATCTCGGCGCACTCACGAAAGCCAGCGATTGGCTAAAGGATAGCGCCGCGCTCACGACGAAGCACGTCGATTCGCTATGGCGCGCTACTGATACTGTCGGCCAGAGCGCGAAGAAGGCGACACCGCACTTGATCGGCCTGGGCGAGCTGCCGGATGGTCCGCTGAAGTCGCTGCTGCATAACCTCGAAGAAATGGTCACGAAGCTCACGCCGCTGCCGGGCCATTTTGTGCTGGTGAGCACGCAGGTCCACACCTTCGGCGACGAAGCGGCGAAGCTCGTTCAACAGGCAGACGCGATGGGCGTCAAGGTGCCTGAAGCCGTCCGCAAGATCGCCGCGGCGTGGAACGCTGCGGAGATCAACAAACTGATGAATACAGCGACGGCCAAGTGGCTAAAGGACCTTGACGAGTTCGCGCAGAAGGGCGGCGAGAAGCTCGAGGCGGCGGCCAAAAACATGGCCGACGCGATTATCAAGAATGACGACCTCATGCGGACGTCGCGCCGCGACACGTCCCAACTCGTGCAGCAGTACGCGTTGAGCGATTTTGAATTCCAGATCGCGCAACTGCTTCGCTGGCGCGAAGAACAGAAGAAGGCCGTCGATCGGCATGCGGCCAATTCGCGCGAGACGTTTGCCGCGATCGACGACGATTTCGCCGCCAAGATGGCACTCATGGTGCGCACGCACAACGACGCGCTCGCCGAGATGGAAGCCAAAGAACACAGCTGGCGGAACATCCTGATCGGGACCTTCGCGGATATTCCGAACTTGTTGAAATCGGCGTTCACAGGCGGCGGTGGGCTGAGCGGTGCGCTCAGTGCGCTCGTTAGCGGCCTCGGCGGAAATATCGGCGGCAAACTCTTCGAGGCCGGTGGTGCGCTGAATGGGATCGGCAACACGCTCACGGGTGGGATGTCGAAGATCTTTGGCAGTTCGATCGGCACCGCATTCGGGCTCGCGCTACCCGGCATTGGTTCGGCCGTCGGCGCGCTTGCTCCAGTGATCCTGTCTGGTTTCAAAAAACTGTTTGGATTCGGCCCGTCCGAGCTCGACAAGACGCACAAGGCGCTCAACGACTTCATCAACGGCGCCGGCGGACTTGCGACGCTGCAGCAGAAAGCTGCGGAGGCCGGGCTCAGTCTCAACGCCCTCTACGCCGCGCGCGATCAGAAAGCCTTGAAGAGCGCCATCGATGCATTCAACCAGGGGCTCGAACGTCACAAGCAGCTGCTCGCCGACATCGCGACCGGTATCGATGGCGTCCTTTCGGCCGCGCAGGGGCTGGGCGGCAGCGTCCCGTCCGCGCTGAAGCCGATGATCGAGTCGCTCCTGCAGTCGAAGAATCTCACCGAGGAGCAACGGAAGGCGCTCAGCGATCTCGCGAACCGCGGTCCTGACTACGACAAGTTGACCGAGGCCGCGAAGAAGTACGGCCTCTCGCTCGCCGACCTGGGACCGAAATTTCAGCAGGCGGCGCTCGACAAGTTGTCGTTCGAATACGCCGACGATTTCCGGCAACTCGTCGACGCCGGCGCGAACGCCGACAACGTGATCAAGGGCATGGCGCCGAAGATCCAGAAGTTGATCGATACGTCGGTGGAGTTCGGCGGCACCGTGCC